TTAACCACGAAGGCATGCCGCTGGCACGCACGACGAATGGGACGCTGGAACTCACCACCGACGGACGCGGCCTGTTTTATCGTGCGCAGCTGGCGGACACGCAGGAAGGCCGCGACCTGTACAAACTAATCCAGCGCGGCGACATCACGCAATCGTCTTTTGCATTTACCATTGACGACGACGAATGGACGGCCGACAGGAAGCTGCGCACCATCAAGCGTGTGGGCCGCCTGTACGATGTCAGCCCGGTGACATACCCGGCATCACCCACCACCACGGTGCAGGCGCGCGCTATGGCTGCCGGCATGCTGTCGGACGAAGCGGAACAGCGCGCGGAACAGGTGCAGGTAACTGTCCAGGTGACCGTGACCGAAATGCCGGAGGAACCGCACATGGAAGAAACGCCGATGGAGGAACCGGCGGAAATGGATTCCTTGAACCTTAATACCTTTGAACGCATTAAACCTTTTGCAGATATGAAACTGAATGATCTCAAGGCGCTGCGGGCGTCTAAAATTGCACAGCTGAAGGCGCTGGCCGAATCAGCTGATTTGATGCAGCGCGGCCTATCTGACGCTGAAGAAACCACCGTGGACACCATCAATTCGGAGGTGGCAGAACTCGACACCAAAATCGAGCGTGCCGAAAAACTCGAAGCACAGGTGATGCGCGCCGCATTCAGCGCCGCTACGCCGCAGCCCGAAGTGATGGAGCAATCCAAAATCCAGCAGCGATACAGCATCAGCAAGCTGGTGCGCGAAGCGATGACCGGCCGCCTTACCGGTTTGGAAGCGGAGATGTCGCAGGAAGCTGCGTCTGATTTGAAAAACGCCGGCGTAGGTGTACGCGGTTTGGCGCAAATCCCGGGATTCATCCTGCGGAACACCTCGACCATTGGCGGCACGAACGTACCTGGTCAGTCGAACACGAACGTGTTGGAAGCATTGGTGCCAACGCCGATCCTTGAACAGGCCGGCGCAAACGTGCTGCGCGGTTTGGCTGGCAACATCAACCTGCCTTCGCTCAACGACGGCACGGACATCATCAACGAAACGGCATCGGCAACGGGTGCAGCGGCCATCGCAGCACGCCAGCTTACGCCGCAGCGTGTGGCTTCGCGCATCGACATCACGAACGAATTGCTGGCTGCAATGAACCAAAGCATTGACGCTACGGTGCAACGCCAATTCGCACGTGCGTCTGCTGCGCAGGTTGACGAAATGTTCCTGACGAAAGTCATTGCAGCAGCAGCGTCCACCTTCGTGAAGCGGAACGAAACCGCCGCAGCTACTGTGGCCGGTTTGACGTCACAGGTGGCATCCGGCCTCATTGGTGCTTTGGGTAACGCGAACGCACTCACCAACAGCACGGCGTTCATCACGTCGCACGGCCTGTTGGCCACGGCGCGCTACACGCCCACCGTCAGCGGCGGTGCTATTCCGATCATGCAGGATAGCCAAATCTTTGGGTACAATGCATTCGGAACGTCGTTGGCTGCATCCGGCCTCATTACGGACGCATCTTACGACATCTACAGCGAAGTGTACGCCAACACCACGGCAGCCACCGCGCTGAACAACGAAGCCGATTTGGTTCCGATTGTGATTGCGAACATGGAGAATTGCTACGTGGCATATTGGGGTGGCGGCGCGGCCGATTTGGTCATCGACCCGTACACATTGGCAGCTACCGGCATCACCCGCCTCATCTTGAACATGTACGCTGACGCCGATTTCGCCCACACCGGCGACGTCCGTTTCACGGTCGGTGCCTGATATTATTGAACAAAATGGAAGCCCGGACCCCTACGGTCCGGGTTTCCTATTTTTGGGCTATGGCAATGCGTTACACACGGGCGGCAGAACCCACCGACACGAACTTCATTTCGCTGGTGAACCTGAAAAATTACCTGCGAATTGACACCAGCGACGACGACACGGTGCTGGCGCAGCTGCTGACTTCTGCGCGCCAGGCATGCGAAGAATACACAGGCCGGCTGTTGGGTTCCGGTACGGTGACCTATTACATGGATGGTTTCGAGGACAGCAGCTTCATCGCAGGCCCGGTGACGGCCATCAGCAGCGTGACCTATTACGACATTGACAACGTGCTGCAGACGCTGTCCACCTCCCGATGGTATGCCGATTTGGTCAGCTCACCACAGCGCATCGCCTTTGACGCGCCGCCGGCCGTGTTTCTTGAACGCTACGGCCAGGTAATAATCACCACCACCGCAGGACACAGCACCGTGCCTGGCCCTATCCTGCAGGCCATGCGTATGCTGTCCGCCCATTTCTACGATAACCGCCAGGCCGTAGTGACCGGCACGATTGCCACGGAAATGCCGTTGGCCGTTCACGCGCTGCTGTCGCCATACCGGGTTTTCGCATGAGGCCGGGCCGCATGGATCGGCGTGTGGTAATTCAACAGCCCACCGCCACGAAAGATGATTGGAACTACGATGCCATCGCATGGAGCACGTTCGCAACCGTGTGGGCCACGAAGCTGGACAAAGGCGCAGGCGAAACGGTGGAAGCCAACCGGCAGACGGCCATCAACCGCACGCAGTTTACCATTCGCTACCTGTCGGGCGTGAATGCCACAATGCGCATTTCCTACGGCGGCCTGCTCTACTACGTCGTGGGCGTTGAGGAACTCGGCAGGCGCGAAGGTCAAATCCTGTACACAGAGCTGCGCAACTGATGTTCCGTTTCAAAGTAGACGACAAAACATTCAAGCAGCTGGAATCGGCGCTGAAGGATTTGCCCGAAGAAATGCGGCGCAAACCTGTGGAACAGGCGTTCGTGAAGGCCGCGCAGGAATTTAAAAAAGAGGCCGTAAGCATAGGAAAACAGGTTGCCGAATCAGGCAGTTGGGCAAAGGCGCAGCAGGTGGTGCGCGGCCGCATGGAGGAATTCGGCCCGTATGCCGTAGTGCGTACGGCTAACAGACAATTTAGTGTGGTGAAACGCAGCCCACACATGCCAAACCCGGCCCCTACAATAGCCAACCCAAACAAGTACAACCACCTGTTGCAGCAGGGCAGCAAAGCCGGCCTGCGCATCGGTGGTTTGGGAAAGACGGCTGGCGTACGCCGCCGCCGCCGCTACAAATTCGGAAAGCAGGACGGCCGCCGTCTGACCGGCAAAGGCGGATTTATTGTTAAAAATGCGAAGACGGGCTACCTGCACCGCATTGCCGGCATCCGACATCCCGGATTTGGCGGACACGACATCTACGGACGTGCGGTGGAAAGCAAATCGACAGCAGCTGTGGCAAAATTCGAAGCGTTGTTCGGGCCAATTTTGGAGCGTTACAAAAACAAACACGGTTTCGCATGATTAACCTGGTAATAGATATTCTGAAGGCGGACGCCAACGTCATCGCCATTACCACGGCAGACCGGATTTACCCGCTGTCAAGGTTGGAAGGCGCGACCATTCCGGCCATCGTGGTGCAGCTCACCGGCACGGATCCCGCCGACACGCACGACACCACCAGCAACATGGACACCCACACCGTGGAAGTGACCGTCATCGAAGACAAACCGAAGGACGCGAACGCGCTGGCGGTGCTGGTGCGCGCGGCGCTTGATGGTTATTCGGGAAACAATATCGCCGAAATCCGTTTCGTGAACCAGGCCACCGACGTCTTCGAAGCCACGGACCTGTTCACGCAGTCCATGATTTACGAAGTGAAGCTGTCGCGCGACAACATCACCGTGCCGCAGGCGCTGGCGGATTTGGGTGCGCTGTACCTGGACGACATCACGGACGTCATTGCCTACGCGCCGCTGAACTACAGCCGGCTGGAATTTGACACGGGCTATTGGTACGCCACACGGAACCTGAACATCTACGGCGCGGTGTACAGCGAACCGAAGGTGGTGGCATTAGACGGCGGCGAAACGCTGTCCGTCGCATCTGATGACCATTTGATATTTCTGAACTACAAAACCGCATCCGGCAGCCATACAGCAAACCTGTACCTGCCGGCAGCAGGCAGCAGTTCCGGCCGCGAAATCCGGCTGAAGACAGGGCCAAACCTGTCTAACCAAAGGACGGTGGTGCTGCGTCCGAACGCAGGCGACAGCGGCGTGACCATCGATGGCAGCGCATCGGCCACCATGGATCGTTCCTACGATGGCATCACGGTGCATTGCATCGCTGGCCAATGGTATATCACACAGCGCAAATCGAAATGAAGGTCGCCATACATTTTCCCGTTTGGAAGCGAATCAAAATTCGCAACATCGCTATGGATGCGCTCGACCGGGTGCGCGGCCAGCTGCTGCGCCATGGCATCGAAACGCAGGTGTGCGTCATCGGCGACGACCCCGGCCTGGCGGCCGTATGCAAGAAACGGGACTACCACCATTTTGAATGCAGCAACCATCCCGTAGGACGCAAATTTGAAATGGGCGCACGCCACA